GTAGTCCTCACGCGAGATGCCCATCTGCTGCGGTAGGTCAGAAAGCGCCTTCGCGGACATGATGAGCTGGTGGTTGTCCGTGATCTGTTTGTTCAGCGCTTCGACTTGCCTCTGCATGACAGGTACTTGCGCAACCTGCTTAGACATATTGAACCAGTGACGTGCGGCCTCACCGCTTGCCGCCATGATGCGACCGTCACGTGTGACAATGTTGCCTTTTGCGTCAGCGAAGAGAGTGCCAACACGATTATATCCGCGGGGGTTGTCTGGGTCGTATTGCGGTGATGGTCGTTGCTGCTCATATTGTGGTACTCCCGGTAGTTCCGGTTCTACCGCATCCCCCTCGCGAGCAGTACCAGGATGATCAGCAGAAACAGCGCCAACATCACTATCAGTACCGTCTCCATCGCTGTCATCGGACGGACCCTCGTACAAGTCGCGGTCTTCATCGAAGATGTCATCGATGCCGGACGGTTCGGCTGCTGGTGTAGGTGTTTTCGGCTCTACGGGAGGCATGTGAGTTCCTTACTGCGGACGCCCGCCTTGAGGTTGGGGTTGTGACTGCGCTTGTTGAGCCTGTTGCAGTTGCGCGAGTGTTTGTGATAGTGGTACACCCTTCGCGATAGCTTCACCGAACTTCGCACGCAACGGAGGTGGCATCTGCTGCAACAACTGATCGATCTGTTGCACTGGATTTGCACCACCTTGTTGCTGTGGTTGCTGTGGTTGTCCTCCTTGACCAGATGGGGGAGCTTGCGGTGATGCACCTGGCCCTCCACCGGACTGCATCGCACCACCTTGTAGCTGCTGCTCAATCGCTCCCACGATGAGTGCCCAATCCTGCGGATCGATGTCGAGTTCGTCACTGTACGCGCGCGAGAACAGTTTGAGTACAACGTAGAACGCGAGTGGGTTGTTCGCACCGAACTGTCCGAGTACCTGTCCGATCTCACGTGCCTGTGCCTTGCGTGTCTTGGATGTTGGTTTCAGTGACGATCCACCGGTTACAGTGAGCGAGTAGCTGTCTTGCGCGTCACGTGCAGACAGGTTCGGAGGCCAGTTCTGTGCCTCTTGCACACCGATGAGTTTGGCAACCTCCTCCTGCGTCATAAACTGTAGACACGTACAGAGAATGGCGTACCCGACACGACCGATCAGTTCTTCAATCGCGTCGATCTTCTCATCGAGCCTCTGTTGCGTGGAACTCTCGTAGGTGTCGATGGCGCGGTTGGTTGTGTTTGTCTTGAACTCGACATTGCGGAGTACAGCGGACACGCCGGACACGCGGTCAATGGCCTCCAGAAGATTGCGTTTGTCAAAGAGCTGCTGGTATTCAACTGAAGGCACTGGTGGAGTGGACAGAACGTCACCGATCTTCATCCCTTCTGGTATGTCGATCGTGCAAATCTCGTCACCGGGAGTGGGCTTGATCAAACTCTGGATCGATGCCTCGTCACTGACAGCGCGCTTGTTGACCACGATCTGGTTGGACACCCGCCACCGCATACGTGAAATCTGACTGTTGATCAGGTTCAACTCGTCCTGTTGGTCGAGATAGTAGCTCACTTCTCCTCGTGCGTAGATGTCTTCAGGATCGGTGTGGAACGCGAGGGGGAACTGCATGTAGAAGTCGTCAAGTCCGTAGGGATCGTCCCAGACCCAGACCGGGTACTTCCAATCATTCTCAGCGTACATAAGAATACGGCGTGTCGTCTTGTCCCATACGTTCCATACAAACGTCCGTTGCGCCCTACGGTAAGAGCGTGTGTCCTCATAACCATAGCGCGCGTACTCCGATGCATCGTTGTCATCGTACGAAAACAGCGAGTAATTCTGGATGTCGAGGTCGTGACCCGCGATGTCAGTGTCACCCGCAGCTTTCTTCACGATATGGGTTGGCTTGTAGAGGGAAGACCACTCACCAGTCTCAGGGTCCTTGGTGCGGTAGACAGCATTGATGAATGACGTGTCAAGTACGTCATGCACCATGATCCATTTGGCATCCGATAGATCAGGCAACGTCGCGTCTGGATCAACAATGACATCCTTGGGATGAAGTGCGCGAACCCACGGACCCGCAGGTTGGAGAAGATCAATGGTCTCATCCATCGCTTGCAATTGACCTTCGAGTTCGATGACGTCCTTCTGTGTCTTGGCGCTCGCAAGTTTTCGTGCAATCTCATCGATTTGTTGTAATGCAGCATCACTCGACATCTCTTTCTTCGTGTATCCCACCTCCAGGTACGACTGGTTCATCAGGGTGGTGCGCACAACCGATACACGTGCTTTCGGTTTCAGATTAACGCCGGGAGGAGTGCGTTTCTGAAGGATTGTGCGCACCAGCTTCTGACATGTGACCGCAAACTTGCGTTCCTCGTCACCCTTGTTGCTGTACACAGATACATCAGGGTTCTTCGCGTAGATTGCAGGCACAAGTGACGACACATTCGAGAAAACGACGTTCTCGGTGCGTGCAAACGGACCACCAATCAAGTTCACCTCTGGTCCGAGGCCAGGTGCATCGGGATTGTCGCGATTTCGCTTGTTCGTCTGGTCATTCTTGTAATATGCGACGCATTCGTCCCAAGCTTCATGCACACCCTTGCTCTTGAGCTTGGAAACAGCCTGATCGAAGCGTGATTTCCACAATGTACCAGTGGACTTCGAGACAGGGATGCGACTTTCGGGATACTTCTTGTAAATCGGGCGTTCTTCGGACACATCTGCACTGTCATCGGGTGCAGGTGCACCGGGTTCGCGCAAACTCTCGTCAACACTGAGTTCGAGGTCGGATTTCTTCTTAGCCATAGCGCGGTCTACGCGTGTCCTCTGCGTGATCGACAGTGTGCCACTTCATCCATGCAGGAACCTCGTCAAGTTCCTTCGTGATGTCACCAATTTCGGGTGCATCACTCAACATGTACTTGATCGTGTCGCATGCATGGTCATTTTCGTCCTTCGGCTCGTCCTGTGGAGTGTCATGGCTGTCACGCTTCCACATGTACGCAGCCATTTCCTCAGCGACGAACTGTAATTCGTCAGAAACGAACAACATCGGTGAGTTCGTGTCAGTGGTGTACGGATTGCGGAGCTGCGCCTGCACACCGAGGTACGATTGCACCTTCAAGATGCCGTTGAGGATGTCGTTGTTTCCTCTGCGCACTCTGATCTTGCCGTAATCCCACAGCAAATCGGGTGTGGACTTGCCAACTGTGCCCGCGGTTGCACGGAACCTACGGAAGATGGACGGGTCCGCGTAGATGTGATCATCTGGAACACCGAAATGCGCACGGATTTCGTTGATCTTGGCAGCTTGATCTTTGACATCGAACTCTTTGCGATAGAAACCAGCCACAATGTGCAACTTATACTCAGGATCAACAAACGCCAGCAGATAACATGACGGTGCAGCGATACCAAAGTCGTAACCCTCCACCCAATTGGGACGGTATCTGCGGTACTGCACGAGATCATCCAGGTAGTTGAGCATGTCACCGTGTTTGATCACGTGTGTCAGGTCGTTCCACTGTGGATATACCAGACCTTCGTAACTTGCCCATTGTCCGAGCAGGTAACGATCTCGCATCTGCCCCTTGTACGTACTCTCCAGCGTTCGGATGTACTTCTCTGACAGATTGCGGTAGTTGGCGTGAGTGGGAGCTTCGTACAGCTCGACCATGAGGACGGGTTTTCCGTCACGCAGGATGGGACGTTGGTGTTGGTCCCGTTCACAGAGGAGTTCATCGGTGATGATCCCCCGCTCTTGGTACATCTTCAGTGGACGCACGATGCGTTTGTACACCCAACCAGCAGTGGGATTGCACGACAGCATCATGAACTGCGGTCCAGCCTTGGGCATTGTAGGATCGTAGCCACGGTAGATCGCGTTGCCACGTAGACGACCGAGCAGATCGTAGAAGTCTTTCTCTGTGATCTCAGGGTCCTCTACCTGATCGACCACGATCCAGTCGTACGTAGCGGACAGTTGGTTGGATGTGGACTGTTCCAGTGACTTGCCCTGCTGTGCGATGTAACGGAAGTTGCACATGCTGCCATTGGTGAACTTGGCAGTGTTGTCACTGTTCTTGCTCTCAGGGAATGCGGCGATCCGTTTGGGCGGACACCACTTCTTGAACTCCTTGCGGATGGTGTCGTGCAGTTTCGGGTACGTAGCGCGTGCGATCAGACCGTTGCAACCGGGGTACTCATCGATCAGACGGATTGCCTTGACGCACATGGCAGCAGTCTTCCCATTCCCGAAGCCACCACCGAACAGTTGGATGGTTGCACGAGATGCGAGGAACTGCTCGTGGATCGAGCCCTCACCGATTACGTATTCACGCCCCATTTACAGTCATGCCCGGTATGTTCGGTTTCTCACTGTCACGCACCACGCGAATGACGAGTGCGTCATCACTATCTCTGTTCAGTGCAACATTGATGGTTGCATGATCGGCTGGTCGGTGACCTGAACGGTCAAGAATGTCCTTCGCCGCGTCGAACTGCATACGTTTGCTTGCAGATCGCAAGTTGGACACGACCACGTGAGCGGCAGCCACCGCGCTTTCGGATATAACACCATGCGCGCTTGCAGTGTAACTTGCTCGCACCCCAGCAATGAGGCAATCGTGCATGGACCGATACTCGCGCAGGTCGCGAACTGTGTGCACATCGGAAACGGTGCAGTTACATTGAAGCGCGATTTCATCGTCAGGCAGGCCCCACAGTGTGTACACAAGTACGTTGTTGACGACTGCCATCTGTTGGGGATTGAGCGTCAAGTCCAGCAGTGATCTGCGTGTGAGAGGGACGATGGTGCTGGGAGACGAGGGGACGTCTGTTACAGAACCACCAACACCATCGTCATCGATCCGGCTGCCCTCGTCAGGAGTGGAGCTACCGACGGGCTGACGCGTCAGTGGATCGATCAGTGTACCGTCCGCGAGACGGATGCAGCGAACGGATGTTTCATCACTCATGGTACAGGCACATATCCAGGGTTGGCAGACGGTGAACCGGGACGTATCTTGGATGTCGTCTCAGTGGACAACACCTCATTCGGTGTCAGCACGTGTGGTTCGGGTTGCTGCGTTGCGGGACTGTTGCCCGATTTGTCAACTGCGGTAGCCATCACTTGATCACCCTGTATGGACCCTTGTTGCGGAAGCCGGGGCGATACGGCAGGTTCTCCTGCGGCATTGCAGTCCCGGTTGATGGATCAGCCATCGAACGATTGAGTTCGTTCTTCATGCGCATCTGCTCGATCTCTTCGGGAGTGTAGAACCGTGCGGGATCGGGCTCTGACTGTTGCATCACCTCATCGATCGGTGTTGACGGTGCAGGCAACTGTCTGGCAGGAGGTTCGAGCTGTGCAGGATCACGTATCACTTCACCTTCGATGATGGGTGGTTCACGTCCCGG